ACTGAGGAAGCTATTGAAGATAACTTGTATGACAGACTTGCTTCTAGATATACAAAAGCTTTAGCTAGATCTATGGCTCAAACTAAACAAGTAAAAGCGGCTGCACCATTAAACAATGGTCTACCTGGAGGAAGTTTTAATTCAGGTGACGGTGTTACTTTATTTAACACTGGGCATACAACTATTGCTGGATCTTTCAGCAATACTTTAGCGACTGCTGCAGACTTAAACGAAACTTCATTAGAGCAATCAATGATTGACATTGCTGCGCTTACTGATGAAAGAGGTTTAAAAATAGCTGCTAAAGCGCAAAGAATGATTGTACCATCTGCACTTCAATTTACTGCCGACAGACTTATGAATTCTGCTGGTAGAGTTGGAACTGCTGATAATGACATCAACGCATTAAGAAACATGGGAATGATTCCTGGAGGATACTCTATTAATCACTACCTAACAGACACAGATGCGTTCTACATTATCACAGACGTGCCTAATGGTATGAAACATTTCGAAAGAGCTCCATTAACTACAAAAATGGAAGGTGATTTCGATACTGGCAATGTTAGATACAAAGCTAGAGAAAGATACGTATTTGGCGTATCTGACCCTAGAGGTATCTTTGCATCACCAGGTGCTTAATAGTTAAAAATTTTGAGGCGGGACACAATCCCGCCTCATTCTAAGAATAGAAAGAAAAAACCATGAAAAATTTCAGAATCAAAGTCAGAGCCTACGGATATATAGCAGATTTTACTGTTGAAGCGTCCGAAGAGGGTAAACCTTTAGAAGATTCTATCATTGACAAACTAGGAAAAAATGATATAAAATGGGACAAGTCTGATTTTTATAGTCAGGCAAAAACATGGTTAACATACGAGGAAATTGTAAATGATACTAGACCTTTACAAACAAAAAACGTCCTTGGAGTTGAGCTGGCAACAAGAGTTTAATAAGCATAGTAAATATACTCTTGATATGGTCAGAATTGATGACAAAATTAGAGAAGTCATCACTGAGATAAAGCTTGAAGAAGCTAAGATTGCTACAAGAGAAAATGCAATCGCTAATTCGGCTCCACAAGTTTCTGTAGCTACTTAAACAAAAGCTACATCGTTGAAAACGCACATTCATTATAAGGCTCTCTTGCACTCAATTTAAATCTGTTGTATAAATAGCACACTAAGACAAGTAAATCATAAATTGGTTATTCTCTTCTTAGTGAGGATGACTGGCGCTAAGGAGGCGCTGATTATATGACAACACATTTTAAAAATGGAGTCACAAACGTAGTAGGAAAAGATGGAGGTTCTTCTGTATTTAGTGGAATCAAACAACCTCTTATTACAGGTGGATACGAACAAGAACAAGCGTACCAAAACGACTGGCAAATTTACAACGATGAAGATTGGACACAAACATCAACAGGTGGTTCTGATTTTCAATTAGCAGAATATGCTGGCGGATGGTTAAGACAAGGAGATAATGCTCCTGCAGCCGGTGAAGTTCAAGGTATAGCGGGACCACAGGTTTGGCAATTTAATGCAAACCAAAAATGGTGGTTCGAAACTAGCATTGCGATAACTGACGTAACTGAGTTAAACACTTGGGTTGGATTCGCTTTAAACGGTTATGCAGATTCTGATACTCTACCAACTGATGGTATTGGATTCTCACACCTACAAGATACAACTTCAATTCAATTCATTTCTAGAAAAAATGGAGCAGGTGTATCTTTTGATATGTTAGAGTCAGCAGGTGGATCTACTTTCGCTATGTTAGATTCTACTGTCCCTACACAAACAGCAACAGTTCAAGCTAAACCAACTAACTCAGTTAGATTAGGTTTTGCTTATCAACCTGCTGGAAGTGAAATAGGTGTTACTGCGAATCAATTTAAATTGTACTTAAACGGAAATCCTGTTGGAGTGCAAGCAGCTACAACTGTACCTGATGATATTGCGTTAGAACTCAATATTATGGGTGCACACAAAGGAACAGTTGCTAATCACTTAGTATGTGATTACTTCAATACGTTCCAATCTAGAGTTGCTGGAACAGGCGTAAGTGCATAATAACTAATTAGGTGCTCCTTCGGGAGCACCTTTAATAGGAGAAAAAATGTCAACATCATATTCAAGTGATCAAACAACCTTACTTATGGATACTATTGGTTCTGATACTTTATCTAGAGCGGGTAGAGCTAGAATAACTTCTATTCAAGGTAAAGGAATAGCAAGTTCAGTTTTAAAATTACATGACTGTGCAACAGCAGGTGCTGCGGCTGCAGGTAATTTGGTAGCTACTTATAAATATGGAACTGAAGGCTTAGAAGTATATGTCCCTGGTTCAGGTATTCTGTTTAAAGATGGGATTGTATTTAATCTAGCTGGAGCAAGCGGAAGCGTTACGGTAACGATCACAGGAGCGTAGTCGAATGGCTACTATTACTTATACAGTCACTGTAGCTTCAGGGACTAACCAATATGGAACAGGTAACAAGTTCTATATTAATGGTGCCGTGAGTCCTGATCTGAATTTAATTGAAGGTAATACATATATCTTTGATCAGTCAGATAGCACTAATGGTACACACTTTCTTGCTTTTTCTACTAGTGCAAATAATTCACCAGCTGCACCTTATACGACGGGTGTAACGGTTACAGGAACTCCAGGAACAGATGGTAAAACTACAATCGTAGTTGCAACATATGCTCCAACTTTATATTATTACTGTACGGCACACGCTGGAATGGGAGCAACAGCTTTTACTCCTGCGGCAGGATCGATTTCAAACCAATCTACTTTTGAATCTACATTTACAATTGATGAAGTAATTGAAGATGCGTACGAAAGATGCGGTGTTCAAGGTATCACAGGTTATCAATTGAAAGCAGCTAGAAGATCTTTAAATATTTTATTCCAAGAATGGGGTAACAGAGGATTGCATTATTGGGAAGTTGGAAACACAAATGTTTTATTAGTTCAAGGTCAATCTGAATATACTTTTTATAGATCAACAGCAGATGGTGCAAGTTCAACAACAGCAGGTGGAACTAGCGCAACAGCAACGTATGGTTTAGCAGATATTCTAGAAGCTAGTTACAGACAAAATTACAATAATACAAGTCAATCAGATTCACCATTAACTAAAGTTGATCGATCAACTTATACAGCTTTTTCTAATAAAACTGCATTAGGAACTCCATCACAATTTTGGGTTCAAAGATTTATAGATAAAACAACAATGACTTTATATCAAACACCTGACTCTACAGCAGCAGGTAATTATATTTATATAAACTTTGTAAAAAGAATTACAGATGCAGGTGCTTATGATAACGTTGGTGATATACCAAATAGATTTGTACCATGTATGGTTTCAGGTCTAGCGTTTTATTTATCTCAAAAATGGGCTTTAGATAGAACACAACAATTAAAATTATTATACGAGGATGAATTATCAAGAGCTCTTGCGGAAGATGGGTCACCGACAAGTGCATTCATTTCTCCTAAAACATACTACCCAACGGCGAGTTAATTATGGCTAAGTTTGCACAAGGAAGATTTGCTTTATCAATATCAGACAGATCGGGACTTGCGTTTCCATATACTGAGATGGTTAGAGAATGGAATGGTGCATGGGTACATATTTCAGAGTTTGAAAGAAAACAACCTCAACTTCAACCAAGACCTTTTACGGCTGATCCACAAGCTTTAAATTTTGTAAGGCCTGCTAGAGTTGAACCTGCAACAGATGATATATTACCAAACGATCCATTTACAACTGCATCGAATACAACGCTTACAGTTTCTTTTTTTAATAGTGGATTACAAGTAAACGACCAAGTAAGATTTAGTGATGTTAAGTTTCCTGTAGGAGGAGTATCTGTCGATGCTTTACAATTACAAACTACATTAAGTGCGGCTATAACTGCAAGTGATACTACTATATCTCTAACAAGCACTACAAATTTTCCAACATCAGGTTTTATTATGATTGAATCTGTAAACACAGATTCTACATCTGCAAGTTATGGTTCATTTCAAAATGAAGTTATTGAGTATACAGGAATTTCTGGAAGTGATTTAACAGGATGTACAAGAGCAACTTCAGTTCCGTATCGTGGCAAGACACTAACTAAAACTACAGCAGTTGCTCACCCATCAGGTTCAACAGTGTTTGGATCTTTTAAAGTTGCATCTCTAGTTGAAACATCGTATGTAAATGATGCTAACACAACAGTTTATGAATATAATAGTTTTACTATTACACTTCCTAGTGCAGCGACAGGAACTGAAACAGGAGGAGGGTTTAATTGTTTTGTAGGACCACTTAACGAGAGAGCATAATTATGGCGTACACATTATCAAATCTACAAACAGATATTAGAAACTACACCGAAGTTAGTAGTACCGTTTTAACAGATGCTATTGTTAATACTTTTATTGTAAATGCAGAAAACAAAATTTACAGAGAAGCTGATAGCGACGACAATAGATTTTATGCTACATCAACTTTAATTACAGGCAATAGATATGTAACTATACCCTCAGATTTAAGAGTTATTAGATATATTCAATTAAAAAATACAAATGTAAATCCAAATACTCAGACATTTTTAGAGAAAAAAGACCCCTCTTATATGGCTACTTATTATGATACGCCAGGAACAGCTGAAGGTATACCTAAATACTACGCTAATTGGGACGCTAATTTTTGGGTTGTAGCACCCACACCAAATGCACAGTATGAAATTACTATGGCTTATATCAAACAACCAACTAGTTTAACCGATACTTCAGTAAGCACTACAGGCACATATCTATCTAATAAATATCAAGACCTTCTATTGTACGCATCATTGATAAACGCATATGGGTACTTGAAAGGTCCGGTAGATATGTTACAATACTATCAAGGCGCTTATAAAGAAGCTTTACAAACGTACGCGATTGAACAACAAGG